CAGGCAGAAGCACGACGGCTCGCCGTTGCGTTGCCCGAGTTGGTGCACGACGCACGGGTGATGTACCACGAGTGCGTCGCCGCCCTGACCGACTGACTGATGTCAGCGCAGTGGGCCCAACACACGTTGGGCCCACGACGGTGTCATCAGACATCAACCCACAAACAAGGAGACCCAAGACATGCCCAACAACAACACGATTGATGTAGTGATCGCCTGGGACCGCGACGAGGACGACGTGTGCGAGGCAGGCACGATCGGGTGCGCCGTATGTCACGACGCCGCGCGCGGCGAAGTTGAGTGCCAACCCTGGTGATTTGGACCGTCATCGATTGATCAACGAAACACGACTCAAGGAGACCCAAGACATGCCCACACGTGACTACACCGACGACGACGTATTTGTCATCGGGCAAGTGATTGCCGATTCGGTTGCCGATCGCCTCGACATGATGGCGCAGGCCGTGACTTTCGATCCTGACGGCGACAACACACGTGCCGTCCTGGCATCGTTCGAGGACGGGCACTACGAACGGACGCAGTTCGTGTACGCCGGCGTTCGGTTCGTCGTGACTTTCGAGTTTGAGAAACTGCCTGACACCCACGTCGGGTCTGAGCCCTATGCCGCGTCGATGTTGGCGCAGGGTTGCCGGCGTGCCATTGCACACTTCATCGATTTGCTCGATGACGTATGCGCACTGCACGACGCCGTGGACGTGATGCGCAACGGCGCCAATGGCTACAAGTACTCGCAGTGGATGCAGTTCGGGCCTGACGGGCCCACGCACCGGTTGAACATCGCCGTGTACGAATTCGGCAACGACTGATCAACGACACACGAACAAGGAGACCAACGACATGCCCAACGTGCGACCGTGCGCAACGACTGATTGCGCAAACACAATCCCTGCCGGTCAACGGGGCCGGCCACGGCTCTACTGCGACACGTGCCGCCCTGCACGACGCACGACGGCGCAGTCCTCGAGACCGCGCACAACGACGACACGACGCACAACGACGACACGACGCACGCAGAAACGATGGGTGTGCCCGCAATGCGGCAAGGGGATTCACGCACCCAGCCGGCTTCGCAATGACGACGCCCGGCGATACTGCCTCGCATGCACTGCAACGACTGGCCGGCTCGTGCAACGTGTGAGCCCTGCCATCGAACGAACACGTGCAAAGAAGGCAGAACAGCGACGCACAACTGCCGACGTGAAACGGCAACGTGCGAAGGCAGACCGCGACGCGTACTGGGTCTACGAAGGATGCGACCTTGAACGCGAAGCAAAGGTGCTGTGGAACTACATGCATCGGAACCGGCGGCGCATCCCGTCCCTCCCGACAATTCGGGTGCGGCGCGGCGACACGTACCGTGGCAGTGGACTGGCCCGTCAGTCGCAACGGGACATTTCGGTTTGTTTCGATCCGGCGACGACTCCTCTCGCACGAGTGCTCCTCGTGTTGGCGCACGAGTTGGCGCATATCGCCGCAGGGTGTCACCACCGGCACGATTCGGTCTGGGCGAACACGTACGCCACGGCGATCATCGGTCGATGGGGCCGTGAACATGCGCCGGGATGGGCCCGTCCTGAGAAGGGTTACGCCGTCGATCGATGGGTGCGTGACTTCATCGACGGCGCGCTGGAGGCTCGAGACCGCGCCGCAATGGCCGCAACGCCGCCCGATGCGGCAGCAACGACGCACCTGTCCATCACTGTCTGATCAACACACGAACCAAGGAGACCAAAGTGAGTGCAAACAAATTCGCCGGTCGTTGTTCTGGTTGTGGCGCACAAGTTGGCGCCGGGGACGGCGTGTACTCCGGCGGCAGCGTGTGGTGCGAATCTCCGAGTAACGGAGGCACGGTCATCATCGACGGCGAGGAGGTGTGGATCGCGACCTACACGTGCCCCACGGGCCTGCGTAGCGAGGCACGTGCCATTCTGAGCGGTCGTGCGCAACGCGCCGCCTACCTTGCCAGTCCTGAATATGCGGCGGACGTGGCGGCGTGGGCAGAGCGCGACCGTCAACGTGCACGCGTGGATGCGCAACGACAACGCCGCGGCATGGTTACCTGCGGCCGTTGCGGCGGCGCAGGCGGGCACGCATCATGGCCCGGCTGGGCTTGTTTCGACTGCGCAGGCAGCGGCGAACTTCCAATCAACCTCGACTGATCATCAACACACGAACCAAGGAGACCAACCAATGTCCGTTTACGAAGACGTAACCAACCGCATCATCGTTGCTCTCGAGACCGGCGCAGCCGATCCGAAAGCCTGGCAACGGCCATGGGCCGCAATCAGTCAACGACACACGAACGCCGCCGGTCGCCCGTACCGTGGCATCAACACAATGCTGTTGGGTCTGCACGCCGCCGCCAGCGACTACACGTCCACGACATGGGGCACCTACAACCAGTGGCAGGGACTCAACTCGCAGGTGCGCAAAGGCGAGAAGGGAGTCCGTGTCGTGTTGTGGAAGTCCACGCAACGGCACAACGACGAAGACGGCACTACCCGCAACAGTTTGTTCGCCACAACCTTCTCCGTGTTCAACGCCGCGCAGGTTGACGACGCAACGAACAGTGCGGCGGTTCGATCCGAACAGGACCGGCCCGTGCACAACAACGACGAACGACTGCCTGACGTTGACGAATGGATCGCAACGACCGGCGCCAACATCAAATGGGGCAGCGATCAGGCCGCCTACAACCCGATGCTTGACTACATCGTGATGCCGTCGTTCGAACAGTTCGAGGACGCGCCGTCGTTCTACGGCACGACCGCCCACGAACTGGTGCACTGGACCGGTCACGAGTCCCGGCTGGCTCGAGACCTCAACAATCGATTCGGCGGCGAGGCCTACGCCGCGGAGGAGTTGATTGCGGAGTTGGGTTCGGCGTTCGTTGCGGCACGGCTCGGATTCGAAACGACGCCGCGCCTCGACCACGCCCACTACATCAAGCATTGGTTGCAAATTCTGCGCAACGACTCCCGCGCCGTGTTCACTGCGGCAACGAAGGCGCAGGCTGCTGCCGATCACTTGTGCGGCACTGACACCGCCGGCAACGACTGACCAACAACACACAACCAAAGGAGACCAACGACATGGACATGGAACGACACCTCGAACGGCACGGGCCCATCAGTTACACGACACACGACGACGCAAAGGATGCGTGGCGTTGGTTTCGTGCAACGAACGGACTGTCCGCAACTGACAGACCACTGTTCACGGCGCCGACTGGCAACGTGAAGTTCAACAAGACGGATGCGGCCGTGTACGGACTCGCACTCGCTCCCGCAGACAGCAGCGGCGACAACGTGTGCCGGTTCTTCTCGCACGAATGCCGCCGCAACTGCGTCGCATACGCCGGCAAAGGCGGCATGCCGCAGGTGCAACGTGTGCGAGTCGTGCGAACCAAGTTCCTTGCCACGTACCCCAACGAGTTTGCAACGCTGATCGCTCACGAAATCGCCGGCGCAGTCAACAAACACGGCGTGAACCTGCGGATCAGGATGAACACCTTCTCCGACCTTCGGTGGGAACGGCTATGGCCTGAGTTGTTCGAACGGTTCGCCGGAGTCCGTTTCTATGACTACACCAAATGGTCGGTAGCGGATCGTCAGAACCTGCCGGCGAACTACCGGCTGACGTACAGCGCCGACGAACGATGGATCAGTAAGAACATCACCGGTCACGTTGCGAACGGCCACAACGTGGCCGTTGTGTACAACGTGAAGCCGTCGGCGCCGTTGCCCGCACACGACATGGGTCTCCGTGTCATCGACGGCGACAAGTCGGATGATCGATTCATCGATCCCGTCGGCGTCATCGTCGGATTGCGAGCGAAAGGAACGCTGCGCAACGGCCAGTGGCGCATGGTGCGGACTGCATCGTGAAGTAGCAGGCCCGGCCGGGATCGCCGGCCGGGCCTGTTGGCTACCCAAGGAGACCAATCCCGGTTGCCGCCCGTGAGCATAGCCAGTCGATCAACAACAACCCAACCAAGGAGCAGAACATGAAAGACAACAACGAATTCAAATCGTGGCACGACAGGGACACCTGGCCTGCGAATCGTTCCGCAGAACTGATGCTGTGGGCAATGCACGGCATCGCCGCATACGGACGTGACATCGACGGCGACAACCCGTTGCTCATCGGCAACGACGCCGTCCCGTTCGTCGCACTGCGCGACGGCATCGTCAGCACGGACCTCTACTTCGAGGCCCGCCAGTACGTCGTCACCATTCGCCCTGTCTTCACCACAATCAACAAGGAGACCAACGACCAATGACTGACAACGACCGCAACCGGTACAACCGCAACGCCATGATCATCTTGGCGTTCTTCATGTCGCTGGCAACCATTCACGCAGACATCACCGGACTACCACGTGTCGATGTCTTCATGTTGTTCGCCGCCGCCGTCGCCTTCATGGTCGCCGCCGTGCGCGCCGACACCCACATCCGATGACAACCCAACAAACCAAGGAGACACAAGACATGCCCGAAGACAACAACAACGAACCGTCGTTGCGATTCACGGCCGCCGTGATCCGCGAAGAACTCGAAAGCAGTTCCGTCCACCAGTTCCTCGAGCCTGCCATGATCGAATGGGCAATGGGTCTCACCGATGAGGTTTGCGAACGGATCGGTGCCATCGCCTACGAAAGTGACGCACTGCACGACACGTACAGTGCTGCCATTGCTGATGCCGCACGATCCGTGTTCGCATCGGGCCAGTGGGCAAAGCACCTCAACGGTCGCATCCACTGGATGGACGCGTTGACAGTCGAACAGTGCGCCGCACTCACCGCTGCGCAGCAACTGGTTGAACGCCTCAACAATGCAGTGAATGTTGATATCTACACTCTCGAGGACATGTACTGGCAATGCAGTGGCGCTCTCGAAGACATCCACCGTGTGTTCTTCCGCGACGTGGAGGGAACACGATGAGTCTTTGGTTCCAGCAGCAGTACGTTGATCCGATCCTCAACGGGACGAAGACGTGCACGATCCGAACGCACACCCGCAACGTGCCGGCTGTCGGAACGGAGTGCGAATTCTCAGTGGGGCCACGAACGCCGTTCGCTCGTGCAGTGATTCAGTCGGTCGTGCCGGTGACGGCGCAACAACTAACGGACGACGTTGCACGCGCCGATGGATTCGCGAACGCGGCGGCGATGCGTGACGAATTGCGGCGCCTCTACCCGTCCGTTCGTCGGTTCGTTCTGATCCGTTTCGCCGTGATCAACGACGCATGACGTAACCCACGACGCGTTCGAGGCTCGAGACCGGGGCCCCCTGCACTGCGCAGGGGGCCCCGTTTCAGGACTTCGCACCAGCCGCCACAGGATCGCCCCTGCCGCGACCCTGACTCAGGGCGCAGTGCCAGTGCAGGATCGCAGTTCCCACGCGGGAGGGACGCATAGGTGGCGGCTGGTGAGACATCGACGGCCCGTGTCCCAGCCGCCGCTGATGACGCCCAGGCTCGAGCCTGAGTCGTCAGTCATTGGGGTGCACGTCATCGCCGGGGCCCGTTCTGATGGGCGCCAGCATCAGTCTGCGGTTCTTTGAGTCCCAGCCGGCGACACGAAACTCAAGGTCGCCAACTTTGATGCGGTCGCGCCCGACAACTTCGGATTCTGCCAACAGTTCCAACGACATCGAAATGAGCATCAGTCGGGGCTTTCCTCGAGAGCGCGTCCTTGCAACAGTGCGGTCAGTCGTGCGAGCACACGTTGACGTTGCGCCTCGTCGGTTGTCGTGAACACCGCGCGGCGACCGGCGCACAACTGGTCGTGCAGTTGTCGGGCAACTCGTTCAATCGCAATGTCATTCATCATCGTCCCCTTCGTCGTCTTGCGCGGCACCCAACAGGTGGAAGAACGCGCAGACAAGGAACCCGATCGCTTCGTAGACCGACGTGCCGGAGAATGCGACCTGCGGCAAGTCGTCCAACGGGCCCCACACGACCGATACGGAACGGACATCGACGGCGTCGAGCAGTTCCGCGGCCGTGTCGTCGTCATCGTCTTCGTTCACAACGTCACTCCTCGGAAAGTGATTGCGCCATCAAAGATTGGCGCAATTTCGAGTGCGAATGGTGCATCGTCCGGTTGATACGTGACGACGGCAACGCCTTGCTGCCAATTCTCAACCGCCGGCACGGCGCGCCCATACGGATCGGTTGATCCTTTCGTTGACGGTACGGCGCCGTCGATTCGACAAAGACAACCAGGGCTAGCGGCCAGACTTGTTCGTGCGCCGGCACGGACGCGTCGTGTCTTGTACGCCAACTCGATGCGGTGTGTATGGCCGGCGATGATCGATACTCGTTCGTCATCGACAACAAGCGCGGCAGTGCTGCCTGACGAACGAACTTTGCTGCCGTGAATGCAAGCGAGGCGATCGTTGATCCAGTAAATGCCGGCTGGGTATCCGCTCACGTACTCGCAATCCAGTTCTGCGAGTCGCAGTAGATACGGAACGCTCATGACGGGCCACGAATCGGGAGCGTTTGCTTTACGAATCCCGAACGCGGCGAGCGCGTTGCGCATGATGGCGCGTTGCAACCTGCGATCATGGTTGCCCTCGAGGAGCACCATCTTGGCCTGCGGTGCGGCCGTTCGACATTCAACAAGGAACCGGTGCGCACGATCCAACGCCGGTTGCACTGTCAGCGCAAAGCCGGCTTCCTGTTCATACGTGCCGAACGATGCGAAATCCAAGAAGTCGCCAAGGTGCACAATCAAATCCGGTTCGACCGTTTGTAGAACCTTCAACGCGGCAGCCAGCGCGGCTTCATCGTGGAACGGATCGAGGGTCGCCGTGTCGATGTCGCGGCGATACCCGAATTGCACGTCGGGCAGGATGACGGCTCGTTTGGTCTTGGTGCGACGCGTCGCAATCTTTGGCAACACGACTGGCACGGTCGAGGCCCGCTCGACTGGTTGCCATTGCGGCCCATCGGCCCATTCGGGCGACAGAATGATGCTCGCACCTGACAACGGTGTGATGACAGCGTCGCCATCTTCGTTCTTCGTCAAGCCTTCCCATTCGGAAAGCCGTATTGATTGAACGCGACCGATGTTGTCAGCATCGATACCGGATCGTTCGAGCAGGTCTGCGACTTTGCCAAGTCGTTCGCTAGTGCGACGTTGTATGTCTTCGGGCCGACCTCGTTCGTGATGCCCAGACCGGCATGGGCAATATTGAATTTGCGAAAGGTCTAAAGGCTGACCCAGTTCGGCAAGCAACTTGTGGATTGATACGTATGCCTGGCCGCGGCGCCATGCGGCTAACGCAACGTCGCGCACGTCGTGCGGCAGGTTGCAGAATGCGCAGGAACCGGTGATGCCTTTGGGCATGATCAGGTTTGGATCGGTGAAGGCATCAGAAGACCAGCAAGTGCCGCTGTTGCCACCATTGCCACGTCCTTCTGGCCCGTTAGTAACGCGACGACGGCAACGACTGCAACGCAGACACAAAGAATGCCGCTCATTAGTTGGGATTTTCGAGGCATCGGATCACCTCCTCGACCTTTCGCTCAAGTTCTTCATGCTGCAACAGACCTTTGTTTGACATTGCGCGCACGGCGGATAGTTCGACCTCGATCGCTGTGAGCCGGTCAACTAACGACGACCCATGATTTGGTTTGAACTGTTCTGCAATCGCGGCCAACGTCGTGGCTGAACGGCCAAATTCGCGTGCTGCGCGCAACATGGGCCTTAACCCTTGGCGCCACAATGCCGACAGTGCTGCAATGACTGCACCGGCGAACACGATGTTGCGCAACAACTCGTTGTCCGTGAGCACGTCACCGCACTCCTCGTTTGACCGCCAAACGATCAAGCGTTGCCCATGTCTTCGGGCCAGCAACGCCGTCAACAGTCAACGGTGTGCCGTGATCGGTCGCCCATTGCTGAAACAGTCGCACAGCACGTGTCGTGTGAGGACCGTAGGTGCCATCGACCGCGAGGTTGCCGTTCATCACAACATTCAATTTGCGTTGGAGTTCCATCACAGCGGGCCCACGGTCGCCTTGCCGCAACGTGGGGTGCGCAGCCGGCGGCGGAGCGGGCGGCTGCGGTACCGGTCGTGTCTGCATTCCTTTGGCAACCCAATTCTCGATTTCGTTGCCTGGGCATGCGGTACGTGAACCCGTTACGTCACGATGACCGATGGCGTTGCCTCGTGCGCGTGTTGGGCCTTGCTCGTGCACAAGGAACCGAATCGCTCGTTTCGCCTCATCAGTGAATGGCGTTGCAACACCACCCAAGAAACAGACCGATAGGAACTGAGCGTTGCCGCCACGTTGTGCTGCACCCTCGACATCGTTACCGCGCCCAACAAATACGTGTCCGTGCCGACATACGGCCCAGTTGTAGGCAATATCGGCAAATCCCTGCCGTTGATGGAACGCCTGAATGGAACGCACGTTGGCGCTGCAACGATCGTGTGCGCCGCCGGCGCCATCAGCACCTTCCCAATGAACGACCCAGCCCGTGGGTTGTCCTGCGGTCCACGATGTGGGCGGTGCAGTCGGGTCGAGAGCGCCCCATGCGGAACGACTGACAATCGGCGGCGTCATGGTTCTCCTTAGATCACAATGCTTCGCGGCAATAAATGTCGAACTGATACAAGCGGAATCGTGCGTCGGATGACCGCGTGATCTTGAGTTGGGCCTTGTATGTCTCGCCGCCAATCATCGCTGCCAACTCCGATGTTGTGTTTGCCCATTGCACAACCACGTTGGGAGTACCAGTAGGCGGCATCCCAGAGCCGACTTGGCCGGTGATGCCGGTTGTCTTTGTAAACAACAGCGTGTTGTCATCGGTTGCAACCTTCAATTCGAAAGTGTGGCCCGAATCCAACCCGGTCAACAGCGCCGTGTTCTCACGTACGAACAGGCCCAAAGATGGCAGGTTCTCGCCGTCAATGACTTCGATGGTGTTCATCGATTCTCCAATGTTGCGAAGGTGGTGGAATCAAGGATCGCCTGACGGTTTGCATTGACGGTTGCAACCGAAGTCCGATCGAACAATGCTAATTGTGGGGCCGTATCGGGAATGGTCAAGTTGTTGTTGCCAGGTACAGCCAAATCCGTTTCGTCGGCCCGGTTGCCGAACACGATCCATTGGACGAACGGGTCGCCGAGGAAAGTCCGGTCGGTTTCGTGTGACCGGTTCGCGGCGATCGTTACGACCGCCCAGGGAGTCCCGCCGTTTGCCGTGTCGGTTTCGGTGGCGCCGGTTCCGGCGACGAGGACCGGTTCGAGGAGCCGGTAGTCGTCGTTGTTGAGGAGGCGGTCGTCGCCGTTCTCGAGGAGTCGGCGTGCCATGGCCGGTTACCGGTAGGTGATGACGAGCGCGAAGCCGCGGGCGCCTACGCCGCCGTTACCGTTCGTGTTGGTGCCGCTTGCTCCGATTCCGTTTCCGCCGCCTCCGCCGCCGCCGCCGGGAATCGCGCCTGCGCCGCCAACGAATCCATTCCCGGCGTTCGCGCGGCCGTCGGCGCCGCCTCCTCCGCCGCCGCCCCAGGTGCGGTTGGTTCCGGCGGTCGTTCCTGCGCCGCCTGCCGCGTTGGTTCCGGCGGCACCTCCGGCTGCGCCTACTCCGGTCGGGCCGGTACCGATGGAGCCGTTGCCGCCTGCGCCTCCGGCCGTCTTCGCGTTGGTGGTTCCGTTCCAGTAGTTTCCGCCGCCGCCGCCACCACCACCCGCCACGCCGATTACCTGACCGCCGCCGGGATTCCCGGGATAGGTTAGGACTGCTGTTGATCCCTCGCCGCCGTAGGTTCCTTGCGCGGTGGCGTAGTTCGTCGGCTGACCGCCGGTGCCGCCAGTACCGGTCCCGCTACTGGCTCCGCCGCCGCCTCCGCCGCCGCCGCCCGCGAACAAGGCAACAGCGCCGGAGATAGTGAACGTAGAGTTCCCGCCGTTGCCGCCGTTCGCTCCGGCTCCGGTCGTGGTGCGGGTACCGGGGGCGGTACCGCCCGCGCCGACCGTCACCAGTTCGGTACCGACCGCCGCAGTACCGCCGCCCAGGCCGAGTTGCGCCGCATCGAACCATGCGGCGCTAACGCCACCGCTGGCTCCGCCGCCGCCGCCGCCGGAGGAGTTGTTGATGAGGTGTTTCTCGCCAGCGCCACCCGCACCGCCACCCCCCATCAGCAGAACAAACACCGCCTTGGCGTTCGCCGGTTTCGTCCAGACCTGATCAACTCCGGCCGTAGCGAAGTATTGAACGTCCGCGACGGCACCGTAAGCGGGAGCGACTCCGGTGCCGCCGCTCAAGAGCGCCTGCCCTGCCGTACCGACCGCCGTCGCCGCGACCGGCGAAGTACCCGCCCCGTACAAGACGCCGTTCGCAGTCAGCGACGACGCTCCCGTACCGCCGTCCGCTACCGCCAAGTCGGTAATCCCGGTGACGGAACCGCCCGTGATGCCGACGTTGTTCGCCGCCTGCGTAGCCATCGTTCCGAGACCGAGGTTCGTGCGGGACGTAGCGGCGCTTTGTACGTCGCCCAAGTTGTTATCCCTGAGGAGTTCTCCGGCCACGACGAGTTTCGTGAACGCAATGGCGGTCGTGCCGAGCGTCCCTCCCGTGTTCGACGTACACAGCCAGAGCGTGTCGGCGTTCGTCGTTCCGTCCTGCGCCGCGATAAGCGAGCCGGGATGTTCGTCGTACGTGTTGAACTCTACGAACCGGGCCGGAGACGCTCCCGCGACGTAGACGCCATTCTCCGCGGGAGCCGTCTGGTCTTTGACAAGAACAAGGTCGCCATCGGCGAGCGTGACACCATCGATTGTGTCGCCAACATTGAGCGCCGTGGCAATCGTGATGTTCGCAGTTGTTGCAACTCGCGCACGGGCCCGTTTGCCAACATTCGCCGCCGTTGCGTTTACAAGATTGTCTACCTCAGTCTGCGAGTAGACATTCAAGTTGGAGCGCGCTCCGGCAGCGTCGGACGCGCCGGTGCCTCCGTCCGCAACGGCCAGGTCAGCCGGAAGATTCTTGAAGAATTCGGAGCGTTTGATTTGCTTGTTAGTGCCGCTCGCCGCCATCGTCGGATCGTCGCGGTCCACAATTTCAATGCGGTCGTCGCCGTCCGCCGCTGCGCCGAGCAACTCGCCGAGGTTGGTGATCTTCTCGTCGGCCATGGTTACGACGCCCGAAAGAAGCCGCCAGCGGCGACCTGGTAGGAGAGGATGCCGGTGTCGGGAGTCGTCACGATGAAGTCGTCGCCAATCAGTGGCACGATGTTGGCGTCGGTACCGCTTGTTGTGTCAGGGTCATAGCAAATAAGGAGTTTCGCGAGTGACTGGCTCGAGGTCGGGTTCCAATCGGGATCGTTTGCGTCAACGTCAACATGGTTTGAGGTGTCATTGACGGTCACGGTTACTCCAGTCAGCGTCTTGCGCGAGTAGCCGCCGAACGTCGCCTCGACGTTGCCTGTACCTCCCGCGAGTACAGCGGCGAGCGTGTGGTGGTCTTGCAGGTTGTTGTTGGATTGCGCTCCGGTTTGGAGGAGCACAACAACGAGCGCGTCGTTGGCGCCGCCGTTCAGCGCGGCGAGTTCAGCGACTCGTCCTTTCGCGATGTTGAATACGAAGGCCATGGCGGTTCCTATTCTGACAGCCAGACGGCGCCGAATTCGGGCGACTGGTTAGCGGAGGATTGAATGTCGAGGCCGAGTCCTGAAGCGGAGCCTTGAAAGACGACGACAGTGAAGTAATCGGTAGCGGTTTGGTTCGCGGCAATAGTCACGATGGTTTGCGCCGTGTTGACCGCCGCCGTACTGATCGCCGGGTTGGCTACGGACGCGAGCGGCGTCGTACCGTTCCCGAAGATTCGGATACGACGAATCGTAGAATCCGAGAAGGCTCCCCAAACCACGTGCGCAAACACCAAATACATGCCGGCACCACCAGTCGGCACGGTCAGCCGACCCGTGTTTGTCGTCGTTGAGTGCATGGCGCCAACGTCGTACCGTTCGCTATTGAAGGTCAGGGTTTCGTCAGTTGAACCACTGATGTTGATATTTGCGGAGTTGTAAACACGACATTGTGGCGATCCACCCGTTGCATTGCCCGACAACCATCGACCGTTATCGCGCACGTAGGTGTTCATATCGGCTGCCGTAAGCGTGTCGCCGCTGGCCCAAGTCTTCCAGGCAGTCAACGCCATCAGGTGATCTCCTTACGGTTGCGTGCCGTTAGCGCCTGAGCAACCAACGGGATAGCGATTTCGTAACGGCTGGCCGGCAACAATGGTGCGCTACTCGAGAGGCCCAGGGCAATATTCTCAACCTGCAATTGATCGATTGTTTCGTTGGGAAACCAATTGCGGTTTGCGAGCGGTCTACGCAGCAACAGAGTTTCAATTTGATGGCGCACGTTGTCGGCGGGCCATACAACCTCGTGATAGCCGGCACCGTGGTTGAAACATCCGCAGCAGAACGCGCGTCGATCGTGTTCGCTGGCAACTTGTGCTTCATTGCATCGGTTACATTTCCACAACCAACGGCCATGGTTGACGAACGCTTCGACAACGCAACCTGACGGCCACGTTGGGAAGTCAGGGATCGTGGTTGTGTTTGCCTTTGCGCACCATGCTCGCAGGTAGGCAGGCCCACGCCGGCATGCGTCATTGAGTACATGACGCCATGTCCATTCAGCGGGCGGCACCTCAACGTCAGCAAACGGCGACTGCCAATCGGTCTCGATTGTGGCGAGCATCAGTAGGCCACCGCTTCCTGATTCAATTGGCCTTTCGTGGCCGAGTTGAGCACAAGGAAGTCGGTGGTACCCCATGCGTCGTACCAACGATCCGCGCTCTCAAAGCGGATTGTGGTTCGCCAACCTGACGGATCAATCGCATGATCAATGCCAGCAACAAACACTTTGTATGTTCGCTGTGCGACACCAACCGGCGTGAACTTCACAACGCAGTAATCGCGCATACTCAAACTGCCCATGGCGTCAATGCGATCATTGGTGCCGGGGTAGGTCTGCACGAGCACGTCAGCCGGCCATGTCTCCTGCTGTTTGTAAACCGTCAACAACCCGGTTGCGTTACCCAGCGCTTGTTCATCGATCGCCAATGGCACCGTGTAGGACAACGTGTCTTCAGGAAACGAGGCCGGTATGGACGATGCTCGTTTGACGTTGCCGCTGGTGCCGGTGTACTGCACAACATTTCGATAGTCGGTACCAGTCGGCACCAAGGTGAGTGCGCCGCGCAAGTAACGGATTTCGCTGCCAGTTGCGGTATCGGAGAAAGTAAGAAACGACGCCGGTGATCGTGTGCGATCCACGAGCGCATAACGATTCTCGAATTGCAGCAATCCGTGGTCGCAATACAGCGCTCCCATTTCTACATCAACGCATTCACGCAACAGTTCGAGTGCGTTGCCGACAAGTACGCCGGCCGTGTCTTTATCATTGACAGTTGCGGACGGTTCACTCATCAAGATGGTGCTGCTTTGTACAGTGCCGCGAAACCCTGGCGGGATCAGCGCATCATCGAGAATCTTGCCGACACGTGCCGATGTTGTTTCTTGTGGCACGTCGGCGCCGTAAGGCCCGCCAAGAGCAACTTCTTTGCGTCCCAAGATTGCGAGCAAATCTTCCGCTTCGATGATCGCCACGGCATCGAACGGCGCGTTGCTTTGATCGTGTTGAATTTCTTGGATGAAGCCGCGGAACAACACGTTGGTTGTTGCGCCGACGCTCTCAACTTTGATTTGCCGCCAGCGATACCAGGCTGTGGCCGCAATGGTGCCGGCACGATTGTCAACAACGATTGATGCTCGTGCCGGTTCGTATTGATCGAACGATGCTGACCGCCCGCTGTTGATTGAAATTGACCGGACCTTTGAAGTGATTTCGGTCCATGTCAGAGCGCCGCCGCTGCCGTCAGCGAGCGGCGCCGTTGAGGGCATCCAGTACACCTTGACGTTGTCGTTGATCGGCATTACGACGCGGGCCTGATACGGATTGGGAGACCGCCAACACGGCCGGCGTGTTTCACCACCGCTTGCGCAATGACTTTGCTGTCCAGTTCCACAACGATCGGCACTGTCGTTGTCGCAGTTGCTGAACCATCGACAAGCGCTGGCCGCCTCGCCGGCATGGCTGTATCAAACGCGCCGTTGGGAATGATTGTGCCTGCACTGTCAGGAACAAACAGTTCCGGTCCTTGCTCACCAACAACATACGGCGTGCGACCCTTCACGGGCCCGCCGCTCGCTCTGCCGATCACCGGCAAAGCGTTCGGGTTGGTGATCGTAACGATGCTGCTCACATACCGGTATCCCTCACCGGCCGCTGCTGCATCATCAAACGCCTTCTTGATTTCTCGCAGCCGTTGCGCGTAACGCAACAACGACGGGTTCGTTGCGTCCGCAGCGGCAGCAGCCTCGCGCCGTGCTTGTGCGGCATCCCGTTCTGCAAGCGCAATTTCCTTGTTGAGGTCGTTCTGTCGTTTGAGCGCCTGGTTGTACCTCCGCTGCGCCGCTCGAGCCTGTTCCGAATTGCGACCGTAAACGGCAACGGCATCGGCCAGGCCGCGTTTGGCGTTGCTCAAATCGCGAGCAATTTCTGCGGAGTCTTTAGCGGCGCCGGCCTCTGCCTTCAACGCTTTGGTCGCATCGCCAATCCGTTCGGTCGTTTCACCAACCGACTGTTCAAGGTCCGAGAAGAAGAAGATTTGGTTGGCAATCGTGTCGTTGAACAACCGACGTGCGACTTCACGGAAGTTGCCGCCCGTTCTTGTCCATTCTGCGATAACAGCAGTCTGCACTTCTTCGGATTGCCCACCCCAATAAATGGTTGCTTCGCCCGATTCGATAAGTGCCGCTCGAAGTTCGCGTTGTGCTGCAACGCTGCCTTGCACTGCATCAACGTAAACCTCGAACGGGGCCCGACCCGACGACAACGAACCGGAAAGTTTGCCAAGGTTGTCCAACAAATCGCCGGTCGCCAACTGATTGCGAACAACTTCCTCCGTGTTGACACCAAACTCGTTGCTGTCAGCACGCAAAGCATCAGTGAACGCCAACGTCTTCTGCCGTGCTTCTTCTTTCTCCTTTGCCCACTGGCCGATTGCGAACCCTCCAGCCACGAGCGCACCAGCAAGAATGGCGGTGCCGGCTCGTGCAGCGCCGCTCATCGACGTAAAGGTGCCGATGCCTTCCTTGCCGGCCGACACCAATTTGGTGATACCGCCAACGGCCAATAGCGACGCACCACCGATGCCGGTGATTGCAAGCACTGTTTCTTGCAATGCTGGCGGCGCCGCTGCGAAGCCGTTGACCACGCCGGTTGCGGCCTGCGTGAGGCTGCGCAACGCGCCCGTTGCTTTGGAACCGCCTTGAATCAAAGCGGTTTCCAAAGAACCTTTCAACGCTTCAAGATCACCGCTGAGGTTGTCCAAATACTTGCTTGCTACACGGCTGGCAGCACCTTGATCGGAAACGGCTTTCGTGTACTCGCGGGCCCCTTCTGCACCACGTGCATACAAGATTCCGGCGGCACGTACTGCATCGGAACCAAAGATGACCGCAAGCGACGCGTTGCGTTGCTCTGGCGTCATCTTCACCAACGCAGTTCGCAACTTGCCGGCCAGGCTTTCCAACCCGACAAAGTTGCCTTTGGCGTCGTACGCAGACAGACCCAGCCGCTCCATTTCTTTCTTCGCTTTGTCGGCAGGGTTGGACAGTCTTTGCAGCATCACCTTCAACGAGGTGCCGGCGTCGCTGCCAACGAGCGCGTTGTCGGCAAACATTGCAAGCGTCGCAACGGTTTCCTCGAGAGACAAGCCGGTTTGCTTCGCAACCAGTGCGCCTTGGCTCATCGCTTCCGCGAGGCTTTGCACGTCGGCGGCGCTCTTGTTTGCGCCGGCTGCGAGTACATCAGCGACGCGCGTTACGTCTTTGCCTTCAAGCCCGAAGACATTCATGGTCTGCGCGGCAATGTTTGCCGCGGTCGCCAAATCGAGTTCGCCGGCGGCCGCCAACGCGAGTGCGCCACGAAGGCCACCACCCAGGATGTCGGCGGTGCTGATGCCCGCTTTCGCCAACTCAGTTTGGGCCTGCGCCGCTTGCGACGCCGAGAATTTGGTTTCAAATCCTGCTTTGAGTGCCGCTTCAGAAAGTTTGTCTAGTTCTTGACCGGTCGCGCCCGATACGGCACCGACCTTTGACATTTCTGCTTCGAATTTGCCGGCGACCATCACAACACCGGCGAACCCTGCAACGAGTGCACCGCCAGCGACAACCGCTGTTGTGCTCATCTTGTCCATCGCCGCTTGCTGGCGGCGTGCAGCGGCGGCTGCTCGCTTTGCTGTTCGGTCTGCCGTTGCGCCAACCTCGTTGAGCGCCTTGATCGCTTTGCTGTTGTCGCCGGTAATGGCAAGTTTGACCGGTTTGCTCATTCGAACACGCTCTTTGTTCGCACGGCCCGTTCGGTGATTTCTGCGAGGAACTCCATCATGCGTGGCTCGACTCGTTCATAGGCAGGTTGCAAGAACGGACGCGTTGACATTTCGTACCAGTTCTCAATATCGCCAAAGAACGGCCAACGAATCTTGTTCGGATTGTCTTTGGACCCTCGTTCGAACAAGCCGCCGTGTGGTGCGTCATTTCCGCCGGCAAGCACTTTCACTTTGAGGCCCCGCCGTTGCACCTTGATTGTTCGCGGGATTCTTGATGCCGACTTTGTGCGCACTGGCGCAATGGACTTTGCCTGCTGTGCAATGTCTTTGCCGAATGCATCCATTGCGTTGACAAGTTCCGCCGCGAGGTCGGCAGCCGCTGCGTCGCAGTCGGCCACAACGCGTTGGAAGTCGGACGCGTTGATGACGAACAGGCTTTGGTCGTCAGCGCGAACGCGTGACGAATAACTGCGGACTTGTTGTGTCATCGTGGCAACGAGTCCTCCGCGTAGAACAGCGTCAGGAGGTCTCCGACGCTTTGTTGTCGTGTGACTGTTGGTGTCCATCCGAATCGCCGGGCACACCAAATGATGAGCCATTCTCCGGTGTGACCGGCTCGAGAGGGAAACCATTCTCCATCGGTTGGTCTTCAATGTCTGGCGTTTGTTCAAGCCGGTCGAGTAGCGCGAGCGTGTCGGCCAGCGTGGCTGGTTCGTCACCCGTTTCGACGTTGGCAACTTTGCATGCTTCGCTGTACAGCCGCCATAGCCGTGCAGTTGATGCACCAGGGAATCGATACACGGTGAACCATGATGCGTCCGGTTCCGCTGCTGCGATTTCGTCAAACACGGACGGCGGCAAGCGATCGAGGTTGATCTCCTTGCCGCCGTCCAGAACAAACTTCCAGGCCATCGATTCTCCTTGGTTGGTTGGTGATCAGACCCAACTAGCGATGCTGCCGGCTTCCCAGTTGGCGGAGATGGTGCCAACTCCGTCAACGCCGGTCTCGAACGACAGGTCAAAGAACGCCGTGGTGAAGAAGTACTTGGTGGCGTTGTTGAGCCGGTCGAAGTAGACATACATCTTCCGTGCGACGCTCGATCCGATCAGGTTGGTAATCGTTGTGTCGTCAGCGTCCCAGAACCCTGCGAATGAGCCGGAGGCCCCAGGCACGCCGGCAACGCTGATCTTGTTGGTGTCACCGAACGCGGTGGCGTCGTATCGATCCGTGGACTGATCGATCGTCCACCGGTTCTTCATACTGACGGGCGAAGCCGAACCAGTTCCTGCGGTGGTCATGTCAATGTAAATGGCGGCGTTACGGCCGGCACGTGCGGTGGGCATTGCTGTTCCTTTCGGAATGGTTGTTACGGGAGCAACGCGAGGATGCGCCGCGCATGGTTGTTGAATGTTCGGTCGGCAATCGCTGCTCGTGCTTTGTTTGCCGCTTCGGTTCGTTGGTCATCGTTGTTGATTGCCCAACGGATTATTGATTCCAGTTCCTTGGGTTCGTTGATGATTGGCAACATCGGGAACAACAAGTCGGATTCGCCGCGCGATTCTCGAGCGAAGAAGGTGCCAGTTGCTGCCAACTCAACTTCTCGAGGGCCCATAGCCCAACCTTCGGCAAGGTGCGGTTTGTTCGCCTCGATCGTTCCATAACCGCGACCTGCCCTGTAAAGATTTGCTGACACCCGGCTGCGTTGATATATGCGGCTCGCTTGTTCATTGTCCAAACATTCTTCCACGTGATGAACAAGAAATGAGCGGAGCCGCGATTCAATATCGAGGTGGGCCCAGTGCCCGCCAAGCGCTACGGACAGTCCGTCCCAATTGACCTGTTCGAAGAATTCGACGCGTGAAGGATAACCGGTACCCACAAAGGCGAAATCCCACAACGTCGGCGCTTCATTGTCGGGCCGGTGCCGCTCTGGCCTGTAACTATGCGGCACGTAGAAGGTGCGCAATCCTCGTTGCCGGTACTTGTCGAGGTTGATTGGATCGTTGACCACAACCAAGTCAGGCATCGCCGCTTCAGCAACAGCAAGTTGTTTGTCGTCTTCGTACGGAGACTCCGTATAAAGAGCAACGATTTGATGCGGCCGGTGTTTCCACAAATCCCACGTGAACTGATTGATGAAGAACCCCGAAATGACAATCACAACATCGGGCATGAATTCGTAACACTTAGCCTCCAAATGTTTGTTGACCATTTGGATTGCTTGTTCGGTGTCGTAATGCCGTCCGTCAATTTCCACGTTGGTGTAGAACGCCAGCCGGTCGTTCAACTCGAAACCACGCACCTCGTGGCCCAATGCGGCAAAGGCTTCCGCATAGCCGGAATACACATCGGCAACCGAGAATTCAGGGCCGGGGTGCACCAACAAGATTCTCATACTGAACGATGCTGCCAATCGCCCATGCGATATGTCCACGTTGCAATCGGTATGCACAAGAACCTAGCGCCGCTCTCGAGAGCACGCAGCCAGAAATCCCAATCCTCATGCCGTGTGGTGTCTAGATGGTCGTCGTGTTTGTAGCCGCCAAGTTCGTGGAACAAGGTGGTACGGATTGCTGCACACGACGGAATGAAGTTGTCGGTCTGCAACCGAGTTGCATCGAATGGGACAGCAAAGCGATTGCGTGCCATTCGACCCTCGACTGCGCACCACGTGTACACGATGTCCGCCGTGTTGTTCTTCAAGAACGGTTTGATTACTTCGAAATGATCCGCTTCGAGCAGGTCGTCATCGTCCAATCGGAACAACCATTCCGTTTGCACACGTTGTGCCAGACCGTTCAAGACTTTCGCCGGGCCTTGCCGGTCGTGATCAAACCCAACGTGCCAGCCAGCCGGCGCAAGCGTTTGTGCCGCTATCGATTGCGCACAATCGGCAAACAGCGCTCGTCGTTCCGGCAACGTAGCCGTAATCACTTCAATCATTGGGCCCAAACATCAACGGACAACTCCGCTGAGTAGTACCGCGTCGTGTCACCCATGACTCCATAGGACCGCATTTCAACAACTTGTGCGTACTGGCACTGTCCGCCCAAGGTCGGATCGTCCTCGATTGCCTTTGCAATTGACTGGTTGCCTTCGTCCGCTACGTACTCGTCAAGCAGCCGCTGGCCGCCTTCTGCGTTGATCGACGCTGCCAGAACATGAATCGTGACGCGCACGTTGGCGGCGCCGTCGAAAGTTTGGCCGTACCGTATTGATTCGGGCACGAGGATTGCGCATGGAACTTGTGGCGACTCAGGCACCGTGGGATAAATGCGCAGGTTGGGGATTGCATGCAGCGCATTAGCCAACCCGGTGCGCACCTCTTGAAGATTCATGCGACAAAGAACCTTGTGGATGCAACGTATGGCCTCAACATTTGCATGACGGCCGGGTCTTCACGAATGCGTGCCGGTCCCCATCCGTCCAGGCCTACATAGCCGCCGGTCAGACTTTCGGGACGCTTGAACAAATCTTTGGCAATCAACAGCGTTGCCATTTGAATTGCGTCGGGCACGGATGCCCATCCCCATTTCGCGGTGACTTTGATGGTGCCACGCAACCCGTCTGGCGGCCACGTCTTGTTGCCGACGGCTGCCAGTTCGACATACGGCCATGGCAATCCGTCCATGATTCCGTTGATCGGGCCCGCTACAAAGTCGGTGGTGATTGTCCAACTTTCTTCCCATGTTCCATCATCGCCGGGGTCGGCCGCCACAACGAGGCCGGTCGTAGTCCAGAAGTCGTCAATACGAACAACGGCCGCTGTGTCCCGGTTGTAATAACGATCCGTTGCCGCGGTGTCTTTGTAGAACCGACGCCCGCAATGCGCATCGACTTGCCGCGAGGCTGTCTCAATCGATCGTTCAATGGTTGCCTGTTGAACGGTGCTTGTGTCGCCAATGGCATCACGAAATGTTCGCTCGCTGATGTAACCATTAGTGATTGCCACAATGCTCTCCTTTCAACTTGAACATGATGAGCCCCTCCCACCATCCCCGCCATGCGGGATCAAGCGATCAATGATGCGCTAATCCGCAAAGCATGGCTCACCAGTTCATGCGCTTATGCGTCGATTTCGCCTCGCACTCGAGCAAGTTCCTGTTGTGCATCCCAAGTTTCCTCAGTCAGGAAGATGCCGCCTTTGTCGTGTGATGTCTTGACCGCCGTGTTGACGTAGGCGGGACAATCAATGCCGGCAACACGAACGAAGAAGGAGAAATCTTCTCCGAATGGATCGTTTCGTTTCGGGTGAGTGACCTGGCTGAACCAATGCGGCCCGTACTGCTCTCGAATCTTCTCCAACACGCGTCGGTGAACAACAAAGAAAGCGGCACCACTGGCCGCAACTTTGACCATTGCGTTGCGCGGATAGTCAGTAATGACTTGGAAGCCGGCTTCGTCATCATTCTCGACCCATCGATAAATCGTTGGGCAGTGCCGATAGATTTCCGCTTGAGTTTCCCAGTCGGTCTCGCCGCCTTTCTTCAACGCAAAGGCAAGACCTCCAACAATGGGCCGCTCGTTCGCATCAGCGGAAAGAAGCAGGCTTGCTACTGCATCATGAGCGAAACCCATATCGGCGTCGCAGAACGCCAACCATTCGCTGTTGTCCTCGAGAAAGTTTGCAACAACGTCGTTGCGGCCTCGAACTATTTGGCCTGATCCAACACGTTGCGCGAGCACCTTCGGTGCCCGCCCTGTTCGCCCAATTTCGTACGCCATCATCCGCGCAAATGAGAATGCGAACGAGGCGCTCACTACACCGGGGTGGATGTAGGCAAAGGTGATCGACGGGTGCCGAAGCCTTGCCGGCTTGGTCCGTTTGCTCACGAGTCCGTCCGTGTTGCCTTACCGGCGTTGAGTCGCACGTTGCGACGCTCGCCTGGCATTGCCGTTGCGTCTTCGATGTCAGACTCGAACGCCCATTTGTAAGCCCGCACCAACGGATCGTTGGCGTCGTAGGCGTCGTTTGCTTTGAGAATGACGTGCGCCCCGAATGCTTCGGGGTGCTGCACCGATACGGCGACGATGTCTGCTTTCACACGAACGATTGCCATTTCTTCTCCTTGGTAGAGCGAGAGGGTGACGACTGCCAAGGAATCAGCCGTCACCCTCCCGCGATTTCAGACCTCGCTACTAGGCGGAAGTCTTGTCCACGAGCAGTCGGAAGGCTGCATCAACGAGCGAGTCAGACCCGCCGCGCCAGTGCATCAGCCAGCCCGAACGACCGTCGGGAAGGTTGTTCGCCGTGTTGAGCAGGAACGGGATCGGCTGAATCACCGTCGAACCCGGCTTGTCAACGATCAGGAAGTTCGAGAAATCACCGAACATGATTTCCGAATCCTTGACGGTCGTGGTCTGCGTGGACGGCGCCTCGTCCGACTCGACAACGGGCCGGCCCAGCAGCGTGCCACTGGTGCCCTGCGTCAGGTCGGTAGTGAACGACGCCGACACGGCCGTGCCCAAGTCCTTGATGGCGAGGGCGTACCGCGGGTGCATGACCCACGTGGCGTTGGTCCGGAACCTGACGGGCAGGTTGTAATAGATCGTATCCAAGTCAACAAGCCCGATTGCGGCGGCAGTCGTGGAAACAATCTGCTGGGATGCACCGATGGCGGTGAAGATGCCGGTCGGCTGCGACGAACCCGAACCGGTGGCGTGCGCCGCCGCCTCGAGCCGGTCACGAGCGTCGGTGAACATGCGCAGCACGTCGCTCTCGAGACCGGCGATGTCCTCGAACGCCTCCGTCGAAGCCTGCACGAACGCCTGCGCCTTGTACACGGGAACGCTGACCGCCGAGAAGGTCGGGCTGTCGTCCGAAACCTCAGCAAGTTCGGCGTCCCACGATGCCGTAACGCCGGCCGACGTGACACCGTTCCACACGTTGCCGCTGGTCAGCGTGACAACGCGAGCGATGCGACGCATCACGTTGCTCGAACCGTTGTTGGTGATGATCACCGTCGGGTCGAGGAAGGTGGGGACGAGCACGCCGCCCTGCGACGCCGTGCCGACTGCAACCGCGGCCCGCTCCTCGTTGTCGAGGTAGGCGCCAGCGCCCACCATCAACTTCTGGAAGGCAGACCGGTATGCGTCGGATGAACGGACAACGAGTTGCCGAACCCACGCCTGGTCGGACGCGTGGCGCTTGGCAAGAACGCGAACCTGCTCGATATTGTCTTCGCCAACCTGGGCCTCGACGGCGGCGGTGAGCGCATCGGCAAGTTGCGTGCGGGTGCTGGTGCGGTCCTCGACCACCTCGAGCGGATCGCTCTTACGGATCACCTGGAGGCTGGGCGCCGGCGTCGTCGCAACCGTCAGGTGCGGGAACTGCGCGTTGCGTTCGATTGCGGCGTGCCGATCCGCGAGCGCAACGAGGCGCTCACGCTCTGCAATGCCGGCGTCGAACGCGTCCTGCTCCTCAGACTGGCCGCGCTCCGCAATATCGCGAAGGCACGCATCGAGGTATTCGACCTCGCTGCGCAACTGGTCAAGATTCATGGCGAATGCCTTTCATGGAAAGAGCCAACCTACGTTGGCGGACAATGATGAGTTGATTGTCGGAGTGCTCGCGCGGCTCCGCATCGGGGACGGCGTCAATGGTTGCGGCGACCCCATCGGTCGTATCGTCCTCCGCACCCATCGAGGTGTCATCATCGGTTGCGTCACGCACACCAACAGTCGTGGCGGCGTACGCCGGGAATACTACGGGCCCCAGTTCGTAAAGTTTGACCTCGTTGATGGTTCGAGTTGGCATGGTCTTGCCATCGGTCCATTCGTCACGAACGACGGCAAACCTGAAACTCATTCCATCAATTGCACCGCTGGCAATTGCTTCGCGTACCGGCTCAAACAACTCCGACGTGTGAAGTCGAGCACGAACATGCAGACCATGCTCATCTTCACGCAGTCGTTCAATCTTTCCGATTGGCAGGCTGCCGATCATCGGGTGTTTGCCGTGGTCAAACTGCAACACCGGCCGCTGTTCCCGTAGCGTCTTTCTGAAGGCGCCGCGAGTAATCACTTCGCGAAAGTTGCCTTCGTAGTTATTGATTTCCGTGGCCTGGTTGAAGACAGCGGCATAACCCTCCAACGTGAGGCCGTCGCCGCCGCCGTCGGCCCTATCGATGAAGTATTCGAACGGTACCGACCGGGTTAGGCCGTCACGAACAGCGAAGAACCCTTCGTTGTCGTTCTGCTCCATGTCAATCTTCTCCATCATGCGATTTGCCCAACTGCGTCCAGGGTCGCCTCCCCAAAGCGCCCATGCGATACGACCGGCTGACGGGTACCCGTCTTCGCCTGGCGACCAACCTTGGCCTTGTTTATCGACCTCGTGGCGAGCGAAGTAGGACACCATCCGCCCGATTGTTTCTCGAGAAATGGCGACGCCATTCTTCAAATCGCGTGCTCTTGCCACGCCGACTGCTGTCCCACCCCGGCCGTATTGTTCTCGCCAATCAAGACCACGAGCGGCTTCTACACGAACGGCTCGAGGCGGTCGTGTGTCAACTGCCATTGCTGTCGCCGTTTGTGTCGTTCATGCCATTGTGGTCGCTGCCAGCCGGTTGCAATTGCACGGAGAACAAGCCGGTGTGTTGCAGTGCCGCCAGGTCTTCGTTATTGACTGCGTCCTGCACTGTTGCCGGTTCGTATCCCGCTCTGACCAACGACTCAATTGTCAGCGCTTTCCGATAGAAGATTTCCGCTGAGTCAGAGCGGTCCTCGCGGAAGAATGCAACATCGGAGTCGTCGTACCACAACACGGAGTTTGGCGACGGCGGCGCAACAATTGTTTGGAGTGCTGCGGCAGCGCTGCGAAACAACGGCCGCATAGTGCCGTCGGCAAAGCGGCGGCGGGCCTGGCCGTAGTTGCCAGCATTCAGGCTCGAGCCTTGCATTGATTCTTTGAGCCCGACGATTACAGCCGGCACTCCCGCAGCGGCAGCAATCCTTGTTTCGTCACGGCCTTGGGTGTTGCTGAAGTCGAGTTGCTGGAAGTCTTTGCCCACAACGGTGACATCGGCACCGGGCGCCAAGTACAGCGTCTTATATCGTTTCCCCTTGCCGGTGTGGTCGCGGTCCATCTTTGCTTTGAACTGATCGAATTGATCTTGGGTCATTATTTCGGCGGGTGTCTGCACCACCAATTGAGGGACCGCTCCGTTATTGAAGAAATCCATCTTGTGATCGGTTGCAGCACCATCAGAAGCGATTTCTCGCAGCACCGGTGTCAGCCAACTCATTCCCTTGTAATGAGCCGTCGGGTCGGGATAAGGCGACCAATGGCACACCTGGGCTGCTTCGTAAGTGAAGTGCTTTGCACCTGGCAGAAATCCGTCGGGCCAGTACGTGTAGCCAAGGATTTCCATATATTCGCCATCGTCGTTCACGTCGTTCAACACGATTTGAACTTTGTCTGGATCGCGGCGGTACAACTGGTTGTTGTTGACAACCCAATAGGTGTTGCCGCACAAGTCCACGTCCTGCAACATGCGCGCGGCAAGTTCGCCGGTAGTGCCGTTGGGCCACGGCTTTGCGAGCAGGTCGAGCGCCGCGGTGCCGTAAAGTCTGCCGATTTGGCCATTGTCGAGGTTGGCGAACCGAAACCGAATTTCTGCAAAGATTGCCTGCCTCACCGCCATGCAGGCATACACAATCCCGTTGCGCTTGTAGACCTGACTGGCGTATTCGGCAAGCGAATTGGCGTTGACTTCGATGTTCTTGTTTAGTAGTTGCTGGCCCCATCCGTAGGGGAACATTCCGCCGCCGTTGGAAATGTTGGCCCATTCGACAACGTCGGTGAGACTGAGTCGTTCCTCGTTAGCGCCATCCGTTGCGGCGCGGCGCAGCGTTCTTAGTGTCGCCATCAGTCTTGATCTCCACAAGGTCGTAAGCGGCCCAAATCGCACCGGCTGCAATGACAAAGAATCCGGTGAACGGCCAAGGTGAAACGAACCCACCGGTTGCGCCCGCAATAATACCGACGCAATAGCAACTCGCTGCTTTGATCATGCCCATGCACCGAAGAATTCGCGCGCCGGCACCGGCGGCTTTGTTAGTTCACTGACGGCGAGCGCCGCTGCAATGCAGGCGTCGATATGCCGACGAGACTTGCCTTTAGACAATGTCCAGCCGCGGTCGCTTTCGCGGCGCACCGCAGCAAGAACATGATTGGTCAAAGTCGGATCGTCTTCGTGTGCGATTTCGCCGCCAATGATTGCTTCGTAGAAGCGGCCGCAAATCGGGATCATTCGTTCGATTGACTGCGGCATTTCCAACATCGGGAATCCTTCGTCGGCAAGCATTTGCGCAGGCACTTCAAAGAATCGTGGGTCGTAACTGATGGTCTGCACCCGATAGGTATTCGATAATTGTCTGACGTATTGCATCACTTCTAGGTGATCAATTCTTCCGCCGTCCGGTTCCCAAACCCGTGATCGGATCACAATGCGGTCATCGACTTTGCCGGCGACGACGACGGCTGTCGCGTCATATTTGAGCGACACGTCGATGCCAATGGTGACGTGTTGGCCGTCTTGCAATTTCAGGTCCGATTGGCAGCGAGACCACGCACCGGGCCTATCCGACAACCAATTAGATTCGACGGCATCAACCCAAAGATTTGTTCGTTTGGTACGAAACTCATTCTCAGGAATCTTGGGCGGCAAATTGGCTAGGAAATCATCGCCGGCAACGATGTCGTTGAACCCAGGGTTCGATTCGGCCCATGTTGTTTCTGCGGTCCAATCCGCTTCGAAACTTGCTGCTGGTTCCCACCATGCAAAGAAGAACCGGTCGTCTTTGATTTCGCCGCGGACAACCTTCTGCCCATATTCGTAGAGGCGATACCCCAAGGTTGGTTGGCCGTTACTTCGCACCTTTGCGCCGGCAGTAGTGATCCCAACAACCATTGCTTCACGTCGTGCACCTGATCCCAGGTTCATGACGGACCACAAATCGTCGTCGTTCTGTACATGCACCTCGTCAAAGATGACGGTTGTGGGACTCAACCCTTCTTTCAGCGGCGCATCAGAAGAAAGCACCCGATACACGGAACCGGTCTCGAGAAACTCGATGGCGTCGCGGTACGTCTTCGTGATTCGTCCCAACTCAGGATCAAGTTCCACCATTCGCCTTGCCATACCAAAGCAAATGCGGGCTTGTTCACGATCGCCGGCTACGGAGTAAACCTCGCCGCCGGCTGGCCCAAGAAACAGGCCGTGCAATCCGATGCCTGCACCGAGTGCGGTCTTCCCGTTCTTCCGCGGCATGCCAATCAAACCTTGCCGATACAACAGGGTGCCATCGGCCCGTTCGGTGAACAATGCTTTGATCAACTTGGTTTGCCAGTCTCGCAACCAAAGCAGTTGGCCGGCTGGTGCAGCAATCGTGTCCTTGGTGGCGCGGCAATAGGTTTCGATGAATTTAATGACTTCGTCGCCGCGTGTCTTTCTGCGCCTCGTCGTTGTCAACCAACGAGGCGGCCATGAGCCGTTAGAGGTTTCGCTCACGGCGCAGGCGTTCTAGTTGTGAGGCTGCGGAGACTTCTGCAAGGCCCAATCGTGCACGATCGGTTGGTGTCATACCCAACGCCGAAAGATTCTTTGCAATTGAGTCCTCGAGCGCTCTGAGTGCTGACCTGTCTCGCCAATGGTTCTCCGTGAAGACACGATGGCGCAACACGGATCGCTCATCGACTTGTTCGCAAACAAGCAGTGCCAAATCGATGTCGGTTCGATCCGAAACCCAGCCGTGCGCGCCAGACCAAATCCGTTCCCACAAATCCCGACCGTGAGTAGACAGCGGACGCGGCGGCGCCGGTACTTGAATGGGTGCCGGCAATAGCGCGAGAGGCGCCGGCAAAGGCCGTCCGCCGGGGTTACCCGTTGCTCGTTTCCGTTCGGTGGGTTTCGGTGGTCTTCCCATTGTTTACGTCGGAATCATTGATCGTCCATGCGCTTCTGCAAGCAGTTGCAACGCTGCGGTTCGGTCTTCGTATGCGGGCCCGCAGTACTCGAACACGGCGCATGGTCTCGAGCCGTGCCGCCAGTTATCGACAAGTTGCGCATTGGGCCCGTGGACTATGCCTTTGGCGTTGCCTGCCTTCTGCTGTCGCAACGTGGTGTTCTTGACTGCGCTTGCCGTGTAGCCGGCACCATAACCGGGTCGTTGTTTCAACGACCAACGCCGTGATCGATCGAACGCATGAATCAAAGGCGGATGGGCGGGGTACGTGCGCAACCGTTTGTTTGCATGCCGGTATGAAGCACCCAATCCGTCCAACAATACAAATGCCAACCCAAGCCCTTGCCAGTCCGGCAACGTCACCACCCGCGACACACCCATGATGTTCTTTGTCTTTGGGTGCGGACGATGCAACAAGCCGGCAAAGGCGACTGGTTGATCATCCACAAACGCCGCATAGCAACGAGCCGCTCGATGAAGGTGAGCAGTCAAATAGTGAAACGGAGCGAACAACTGCCACGTGGAATACGGGACCGTTCGGATTTCAACGTCGAGCCTGGGGCGGGGTTGAACCGACCTCCAGGCAAAGGTTCGTTGTGCCACGTCAATCACCCAATCGGGTTGCAACCATTCGAGTACGTCGTAATGGCACGTGACAGCAACAAACTGGCGGTTGTTCTTCCTGATCCATTTCTGGATTGCATTGGCGCCAATCTTGGCAACCTGTCGATCAACAACACTTGTGAATTCGTCAACAACAATTGGTTTGTCTGCCGGCGTGTCGAGTAGCAGCCGTGCCAACGTCACCCGAAACTGTTCGCCGGTTGAGAGCACGTGGTACGGCCGCAACCATGCGGGAATCGTGTTGAACCCAACGGCGCTGCACGCCTGCGCCACGTCGTTGACCGAATGGGCAGCATCGAAATCATCGATGACGCTGGCGTCAGTCCATTCGCATGTTGCCGGTTCGCCAAAGGCCGCGCGGGCAATTGTTGATTTGCCTGCACCTGATGGCCCGACGATCAAACCGACATTCCACGGTTTCGTTTCCCACGCGGCGTCGATGCGCCATTCCAACTTGTGGCGTTCTTCGGGCGGCACGTCAAACATTGACGACAACTGGCGTGCCCTCGCCGTGTTTGATACCGGCGTATCAACGGAAACTTCGATCAACGGCACGATTGCCTCACATCATCAACGGTCGAACGGCAAAGCCCTCTTCGCCAAAGCGTTCAAGCAATTCCAGTTGTTGGTGTTCATCGACGCAGTCGATGACGATGGCGTACGCGGCGCCACCCAGCACTGGGCCTTCTTCGACCGTTTCTGGCGGCTCGAGTTGAGCGATTAGATCATCCAAATCGTCGGCATCGAACCCGGTGCCGACAAGGCCGGCTGCACTGATTGCCAATTCGGAGAGCACGCTGACGAGTGCGGAGTCGTCATATGACGCCTGATCGTTCAACCGATTATCGACCAGCAGAATGCGTAGTGCTTCGTCTTCATCGACTTCCACCAACGTGGCAGCGATGGTCTTCCAGCCGAGTGCCCGTGCTGCCTGCCACGTGTGATTGCCGGCAAGAATTTCCATCGTGGTCTTATTGACAACGATTGGTCGATACTGGCCGTGGATGCGCAACGACTCGCTGATTTGCCCAACGTCGCCTTGTCGAGCGTTGCGCGGATGCGGCTTTATTTCGTCAATATCGAGCGGAATTGTCTCCGTGATCGGAGAGTTGGGCGGCGGCGGCGCCTTCGTCTTCCTTGCAGTCGTCACGTGCTCTCCTTGGTGTGCGGTTGTTAAGTCCTAGGCCAGGCCTGACTTTCCCGTCAGTTTCGCGTCCGTGCGCGCTTGGG